TCAAATTGAAAAACTTGGATATAAAAGATTAGCTAGTTTTGGTGCAACAGCTGTTGGAGTTCCTACAGCAATCGTAGGTGCAGCTAAAGCTTATCACGATGTAGACGATGAAGAAATGAAAGCACTTCGAAGAGTCGTGCCTGAGTGGTCTAAAAATTCTACACTTGTTCCTATGGGTAGAGACAAAAATGGATATTTAAAATACATTGATTTCAGTTATTCAAATGCATACGACACTGTTATAAGACCTGTTATGGCTGTGTATGGTGGTTTATCTCAAGCGAACGCAGACAATAAATCTTTAAAAGCAGGACTTGCTTCAGGAATGGCAGATAGTATGTCAGAAATTTTAAAACCTTATGCAACAGAATCTATTTACACAGAAGCATTGCTAGACTCAGTGATTAGGAGAGGAGTTGGTAGAGGTGGTAGAAAAATATGGTCAGAAGAAGATGACTTTGGTGTTAGGGCTTTTAAAGGAATAACGCACATAGCAAAATCACTAGCGCCTGGATCATTGTCTCAGTTTAAAAGACTTGCACAATCTACAACAGGGGCAAGCGATGATTACGGTAGATCATTTAATTTAAGTGATGAGATACATGGACTATACGGAATGAGAGTTATAAACTCTGATCCCGAACGAGCTCTTAAATATAAGACAACGGCTTTCGGTTCTAACTTAAAAAAAGATTACAACTTATTTATCGGACCACTACTTAAAGGTGGACGTGTATCTCCTGAAGAAATTATAGAACGATTTGGTTATGCTGAGTCTAGAAGATTTAATACCCTAAAAGAAATGTATAAAGATGTTCAAGCAATGAAAACTTTAGGAATGAAAAATTTTAAAATAAGAACAGAGTTAGAAAATAGAAAAGGTATTAAAAGAGATGTTATTGATAATTTATTAATAGGAAAATACACACCAGAGTATCCTAGTGATTTCTTTATTGACAGACTAGCAGATATAAATAGAAATCTTAATAGAGTAGAAGGAGTTAATTTACCAAACCCTTATCCAAAAGCGTTACCTTATCTAAATAAAATAATTAATACAAATCGAAGATTAGATTTAGGAGAAGATGTATTTACAATGCCTAAATTTGAAATGCCGAATGCACCAAGTACATTAGGTAAAAAATTTGATAGGTTAACTTCAAGTATAGTATCGGGTGGATCACCCAATGCAAGTATTGTAGGCAACACGACCCAGGCATCAGGGACCATGAAACCTTACAATCAAATGACGGTTGCAGAAAAAATAGAATACGATAACGCAATGAGAGGAATATAATGGCNATAGAACCTAAAAACACAAGAGAACACATTTTATCTTTGTATGGACACATATCAGGTGTCAAGAAAAATTTAAAACATGTACACGAAGACGTAGAAAAGTTGGGCGGTAAGATAGATCAAATCTATTGGGTTCTTTTAACTGTTGCGGGAACAGCAGTTGTTTTTGTGTTGGAAAGAATGTTTAATTAAATCCAATCTTTTAATTCTTCACCCATAATCTGAGTTGCAATATCAACTTTCTTTCTAAGAGATTTTACAATCTTCTGATCTACTGTATCTTCACAAATTATATCAATGTAGGTCATAGGTTTAGTTTGTCCGATACGATCAATTCTAGCTTCTGATTGCATTCTTTTTTCAAGGTCATACCCATTAGAATAATAAACCATTGTAGACGCAGCTGTTAATGTAATACCATAACCTCCGGTTTGTGGGGTTCCAATAAAGAATCTACAATTAGGGTCTTCTTGAAACTTCTTAATATTTTTTTGTCTATCCGCACTAGGTGTAAGGCCATAGTAATCCACGCAGTCTTCATCAAATTCTTTTTTAATGGCTTCAATGATTTTATTAACATCTCTTTGCCAATGAGCCCAAATGACAACCTTGCCTTCGACTTCATGCAAAACATTAATTAATTCTTCGAGTCGATTGTTTTTAATATCTTGTAGCGTTCCATCATCTGCCGTAAAGTGGCCGCAAGTTATCTGTTGTAATCTCATTAATTGTGTTAAAACTGTGGCCGTAGTCATACTTTTGCCATTATGTAGTGCTAAAGCCATTTGTTTCATTTGATCATATAATTTAAATTGATCGGGGGATAGTTGAATAATTCTTTTCATGAAAGTTTTTTTAGGTAAATCTAAACATTCATCTTTCAATACCCTGTACGAAAAAGCTTTTAATTTAACACTTAATTCATCAAGGTTTCTATAGCCAATTGGAATCTCTATAGATCTTCCACCAAAATTCATCTTTCTCATTACAGCGTACCTTTGCCTAAAGGTATAAAAAGATACATGACCTAAGAGCTCAGATCGTAAGAACTCACATTGTTTGAATAAATCTAGCGGCGATTTTGTGACAGGCGAACCTGTAAGTATTCTTCTATATCTAGAGTGTTCGGCTAGTGAACAAATATTTTTAGTACGTTTGGCACTAGGATTTTTAATGGTAGTAGACTCATCTATAACCATCATTGTTCTATGGCAGGATAAAAATTTATATGCAAAGTCAACGCCCTTCTTGGTAGAAAAAGATTCAACGTTCATACATAGAATATGTAGTTTATGATCTGTTTTAAATAAGGTATCTAAGTTTCTTTTTTGTTTTAAAGTAATGTTGGCTTGCCACAGAACAGACACATTCTCAATGTGGTCAGCTAAATGTGTGGGTATTTCAGATTCATGCCAATTTTTATATACACCTTTAGGTGCTATAATTAAAAGGCCGTCGATCTTTCCGTTGTCATAAAGCATTGCCGCATTGTCTATTAATACTTTAGATTTACCTGTACCCATCTCCATAAAATAAGCGTAGTATTCTTTCATCCAAGAATTTTCTAAAGCAGTTACTTGATGCTTATAGGGTTTTGTCTTAAATTTATAATNCATAATTTTTCTTCTTTCTAGTTGACAAAGTATTATATTAATTTATAAAAGATGTCAATGAAAGAAAATACAGTTTACGTAATACAAGAAATTGCGGGCACTCGAGAGGGTAAGCCTAAGATTAACATTATGGGAGCTTCTCATTATGGTAACTTAAAATTTCTTCTACCTGAACTATCACAAATTATATTCTCTCCAGGACCATTAGTTTTTAAACTAAGAAAATCTTTGAAAGATTATACAAGTGATGATTATCTTTTATTAACGGGAGATCCTGCTATAATCGGNGTGGCTTGTTCGATTGTATCGGATTTAACAAACGGTAAATACAAGCTATTAAAATGGGATAAGCAAGAGAAAAAATATTATCCTATCAATGTTAATCTTTACGAGAAAGGAGAAATAGATGAGCATTAAACAAACAGTAAAAATCAAAACATTCACAGGGAGTGGATCTATTGATTTTGAGGAAGACAGAAAAGAAAGTTTAGGTGAAGTAAATAACGCCAAAACTCTTTCTGATCAAGTAACGAAACTTCAATCTCTAGAAGATGAGATTGATGAGCAAGAGAAAAAACTTAAGGAGTTGAAAAGAAATCAAGAGTTGTTGTCAGGAGAAGTTATTCCTACGATGATGACTGAGATGAACATCTCAACTTTAAAATTAGCAGACGGTTCCGCTGTTGAAGTGAAACCTGTCTACGGTGCATCGATTCCTGTAGCTAAAAAGGAAGATGCATTTACCTGGCTTCGAAAAAACGGTCTAGGTGATCTTATTAAAAATGAGATTACTGTTGCTTTTGGTCGTAACGAAGACAACAAGGCAATGGCTTACGCCAACCTTGCACAGGGTCAAGGGTATGAACCAGTCCAGAAGGTAAAGGTTGAACCCATGACTCTAAAAGCATTGGTCAGAGAGCGTCTTGAATCTGGACAAGAAATGCCCTCTGATCTATTTAACGTGTTCGCAGGCAACAGAACTAAAATAACAAGGAGCAAATAAACATGAACCAAGTAGCAGAAAAAAAGACTGCAGGTCTTCCAACAAATGTGTTTGAAGAAGATGCAGCAAAAGGTTTGGGTAAATTAGGTCAAGAAGATCTAGCCCTTCCTTTTCTAAAAATCCTTGGACAGCTTTCACCTGAAGTTAACAAACGTGATGGTAAGTATGTCGAAGGTGCTGAACCAGGAATGATATTCAATTCTGTTTCAGGAGAGTTATATGATGGTACGAAAGGCATAACTGTCGTTCCGTGCTATTACAAACTCGAATACATAGAGTGGAAAGATAGGGGAGAGGGATCAGGTGGACCAGTACAAATCCACGATGCTTCTTCAGACATCATGAGTCAAACAAAGACGGATGCAAATTACAAAGATAGATTATCAAACGGTAATTATATCGATAAGACAGCATCTCACTTTGTATTGATTACCAATCCTACAGCAGCCACTGCTTTGATTTCTATGAAGTCTACTCAATTAAAAATTAGTAGAAAATGGAACTCAATGATGGCAGGTATAAAGATGAAAGGTAAGAATGGATTATTCACGCCAGCATCTTTTAGCCATGAATACAGGTTAAGAACTGTTCAGCAGTCTAACGATAANGGCACGTGGTTTGGTTGGGAAGTACAGAAGATAGGACCTGTATCTAATACAGAGCTGTACCAACAAGCAAAAGTTTTTGCTGAAAGCATTTCTAAAGGAAATGTAAAAGCAAAGCACGGTGAAACTGNTAAAAAGGATTCATCGCACTTCTAATTCCTTTGGGAATAGTTGCAACAAGGGCGGGGATGCGAGAGTTGAGCCGCCCTTTACTTATAGGATATGGAAGAAAAATTTATACAGATATTTAGTGGGTTCTCTGAGAACTATGGTCAAGCTGATATGCAGCGACTTGAAGTTGACCCTATCTCTAAAAAACAAAAACCTGAATACAGGTGGGCACAACAGAGACTTACCGATGATGATTACAAAGAACATTTAACAGGGACTAAATCAATTGGTATTCAACCTTGTAACGAGAAGAATCATGCAAAGTTTGGTGCCATTGATATAGATCCACAAGAATATGTAGGCTTTGATTTAAAATTTTATTTAGACAAGATAAAAGAATATAATCTACCAATTATACCTATACTATCTAAGAGCGGTGGACTTCATCTATATGTATTNACAAGNAATTTTATTCCTGCAAAAATAATAAGATCATTTTTAACAAACCTTATTCCAATATTTAATTTAAAACCCGAAACAGAAGTGTTTCCAAAACAAACAGAACTTGTCAAAGACAGTGAGACAGGGGAGATGAACAAAGGAAATTTTATAAATCTTCCATATTTTAAGAAGACAGAAAGAAGAGCTGTCAACTACGATGGAACAGAGTTTACCTTTGAACAATTCATACAACTCGTTGAAGAAAATTTTATAACAGCAGAAAGAATAAAAGAAATAGACGATGAACTAGAAAAGAAAGTTTTAGAGGGATCAAACGCAGAGTTTCGTGATGGTCCACCTTGTCTAGCAGCATTGTCAAAAAATAAATTATCGGATGGTAGAGATAGATTTTTATATAACTATATGGTNTTNGCCAAAAAGAAATACCCNGACAATTGGGAAGAGAAAGTAATGAGTGCACCCGTATTGTATTTTGAAGACTCAGTAGCTTGGTCTAAACAAAAACTTACACAGAAAATTAGATCATGGAAACAAAACTATAAGGGTTATACTTGTAATCAAGACCCTATCGCACAACATTGTATGAGAGGACTTTGTGTTAAAAGAACTTACGGGGTTGCATCAGACTCACACGATTCTTATCCATTATGTTCTAATTTAGAGAAGGTGGATTTAGAACCAGAACCAGAATATAATTTTGATGTTACCTTACCTGACGGACAAACTGTAAGATCAGTGCATTGTAAGACGATAGAACATTTAACAGATCAAAGAAAGAGAAGAAACTCAATAGCAAAGTATGCAGGATTCGTACCACCATTACAAAAAGGTGGGGACGATCAAAAAGTTTTAGACGTATTATTTAAAACTCAAACCGTTATGCCACCACCAGTTGGTACAACACCGAGAGAAAAATTACACGACAATGTTTATCAAAAAATAACAGGACCTGAAGCAAAGAACGATGCATCATTTAAAACAGGTACAACATTAATTCAAGAAGGTTATGCTTATTTTAAATTTGATGTGTTCTATAAAAAATTAAAGAACAAAGGTTGGCGTTATCCCGAAGATAAAACAGGTTCTATAATGTTAAAAATATATAAAGATTGTGAGATAGATTTCTTAGATCAAAAAAGATTTCCAACTAAGGAAAAAGGTAGACACAACAGCCCTACTAAAAATGTTGTAATGATATCAATTAAAAAATTTGACAAGACAAAAATTTATCACAAGGTAACAGAACATAAAAAGGATATACTATGATAAGAAAGATATTAGGACCACCAGGAACAGGTAAGACTACAAAGCTATTAAAATATGTACAGACATTCTTAAAACTAGGTACACCAATAGAAAAGATTGGTTACTTTGCTTTCACAAAGAAAGCAGCTACAGAGGCCAAAGAAAGAATGTTGAAACTGTTTCCACAATATGGATACAGAGATCTTAATCACTTTCAAACATTACACTCTCTAGCATTTAACACATTAGGAATGAAGAAAGATAATGTTATGCAACCCGAACACTACGAAGAGATAGGAAGAACTATTGGTGTTCAAGTATCTGTTTACAGAGGTGGTGAAGAAGAAACAGGATACATTGATTCTGATAGCGAATACTTCAATCTTATTAACATAGCTAGAATTAAAAACATCACGCCTAAAGATGAATACAATACAGATTTATACTCAGATGAAATAGATTATAATTTAGTAGAGATTATAGAAGCAGAACTTAAAAACTATAAGAGTTCTTTTGTTCTCTATGACTTTACTGACATGATAGAAAAATTTGTTTTGTCAGAATTATGCCCTAAATTTGATGTAGTTTTTATTGATGAAGCACAAGACTTATCACCAATTCAATGGAAGATGTATGACATTATTAAAAAGAATACAAAGATTATGATCTTAGCAGGAGATGATGATCAAGCAATTTATGGTTGGGCAGGAGCAGATGTAAAAAGATTTCAAGGTGAACCTGCAAAAGAAAAAATTTTACCACAATCTTACAGAGTTCCAATTAGGGTTCAAAAAGTTGCAGACTCTATCATCTCTCAGATTGATACAAGGATAAATAAAATATGGAATCCAAGGAACGAAGAAGGTGAGTGTAAAGAAGTTTATGACCTTGATGAAGTTGATCTTACTCAAGGTAAATGGTTAGTTCTTGCACGAACAAATTATCGTTTAATCAAAATGAAACCATACCTAATGGAACGTGGTATTTATTTTGAATATAAAGAACGAAAAAGTTTTAGTGCAAAGTTATGGAAAGCTATTAGGGATTTTTCAAAGTGGACATCAGGTGCACAACTAACGGCTAGTGAAATAAAAGATATATTTGATTACACAAAACACGAATTTGATGGTGAAGATCATAAGAGTTATAGCTGTGAATCTTTTAATATTGATCCATCTGATACATGGTACGAGCTCTTTGATGCAGACCCTGAACAAGTTCTATACATCAGACAAATGTTAAGTAACAAAGAAAAACTTTCTGAGGAAGCAAGAGTAAAACTATCTACGATTCATTCGGCTAAAGGTGGAGAAGCTGACAATGTATTATTAATATTAGATAATACAGATAAGATTCGTGAAAGCATAGAGAAGAGTCCTGAGAAAGCAGACGAAGAACATAGAGTTTGGTACGTAGGTGTAACACGAACTAAACAAAACTTATACATAATGGCAGCAAAGGAGGATAGATTAGGTTATGACATCGAAGGTATATAAAAAACAAATTGGGGGCGACCACTACCGGAACATGGTCGTGCAACCAAGTGAGTTTGTAAACAAGAACAGGTTGCTTTTCGCAGAGGCATCAGCTATAAAATATATATGCAGGCACGCTGCGAAAGGAAAGGAACAAGATATACATAAAGCAATTCATTATTTAGAAATGATACTGGAGAGAGATTATGAAGATACCAAAGTTTGAGGCACAGACTGAGTGGAACATTCCTACAGAATTTCCAGACCTAAGACAAGTCGATGAGATAGCAATTGACTTAGAAACAAGAGATCCAGATCTTATTAAGAAGGGATCAGGGGCTGTTATAGGTAACGGAGAAGTTATAGGTATTGCTGTAGCTACAGCACATTACAAAGGATACTTTCCTATTGCACACCAAGGTGGTGGNAANATGGATAAACAAAAAGTTTTAGAGTGGCTCAAAGATGTTTTACTAGCAGATAGTATAAAAATATTTCACAATGCAATGTACGATGTATGNTGGTTACGTGCTATGGGTTTTAAAATNAATGGTAGAATTGTAGACACAATGATAGCTGCAGCTGTGACTGATGAAAATAGATTTAGATATGATCTTAATAGTTTGTCATGGAAGTACAATGGTTTTGGTAAGAACGAAGCAGCATTAGCAGAAGCAGCAGCTCAATGGGGTATTGATCCTAAATCAGAGATGT